GGGACAGCCCGCACAGCCTCCTGCAGAATCCGCCACGCTGACACTGCTCTCATAGATCGTTGTCAACGCACAGATTGCCTGTGCAGAAATTCCCTGTTCCGTTCCGGTAAATCCCAGTCCCTCTTCTGTGGTCGCTTTCACATTGATCTGATCTTCTGATATTTTAAGTGCTGCTGCAATATTCTTCTCCATCTGTTCGATATGCGGACGCATCTTTGGTTTCTGTGCGATGATCGTCGCATCGATATTTTCCACAATATAACCTTTTTCGGCGATCAGTCCCGCCACATGTTCCAACAGTTTCATGCTTGAAATCCCTTTATATTTCGGATCCGTATCCGGAAAATGCTTTCCGATATCTCCAAGTGCTGCTGCCCCAAGCAGT